AAGACGAACTCTTGAACGGAGCATGGCAGCTTTTTCACTGAGCCGTTATAAAAATAGAACCCCGTCTTGCTTGCGTAAAATACGCCGTTTGGCGCGTTAACTGCCGCCTTCGGGCCGATAAGACCTGACCCCTCATTAACCAGGTTCAGAGCAAAGGTCAAGGGTGGCCCGATAAAGTTCATCGAGTACAGGCTTGTGTCAGTGAAAACCAAAACCTCTTGTCGGGACTTGATGCCTCCAACGATGAAAGAGCCGGACGACAAACGCAACGAACCAGCTGTGTTCGTAGCGGTCGGCTCGAACTCGAGTTCGTTTTCTTGATCACTAAATGCGATCAGCATCGGGTCGATTACCCCGGTGCGGCTACTGCCGGATATCGGGTCTGCGCCCAGCACGATCAAGTGCCGATCGGTTTCGGAAGTGATTACCTGTAAGGCTACGGTTGGCACAAGATTCGCTCCCGATATCCCCGAAAGCTCGAGCGCCCTCGTGCTGACACCGTTATTTTCTACCCATCGGAAGATGCCAGCGCCTCGCGGATTGATGATCAAGTTTTCACCGTAATTATCATGCGTCCACAATCGCAGCTGGTTCACAGCACTAATGCTCGAGGCAGAGCCAAAACCGCCAGACCCCCAGGTGCCTACGCCCCAACCTGATGACTTGATGAAGGTGTCAAGCCCAACATTGATTTGGTAAGCGCCGACCGTGCTCGAACCGCCGTTACCAGAATCCGATGAATTTGCCGTGACGGTGGCGCCGTCTGTGTCCTTAGCGGTGATGGTATAGGCGTTGACGGTCGTCACGAGATCGATCTGATATTCTTGATTCAGCACCGCTGCAGTGACGTTGCCGCCCAGCGAAGCTGCACCACTGAAGGTTACAAAGTCGCCATTCACCGCGCCATGAGACGTGTCTGTCACAGTGATTGTGGACGAACCATCGGTCGCGCTGAACGTGACATCGCCCGCGTTGGTCGTCGTGCGGATCGGGGTGATGTCGTAAAACGCCTCACCCTCCTCGATATAATATTTAACAGTTGTGCCAATACCAAGGTAGCGAACGCCTCCCAGCGAGATCCAGGAGTGCAAAGCCCTCGCTTTTCCGAGGAAATACGTTGAGCCGAGCTTGAGCCAGCCGCCCAGTTTTTCAACTCGACCCTTGCGAAAGCGAATCAGATTGCTATCGACCCAACCACCCTTCGCAGAATAGTCAGTGCCCTCTTTGTCGACGCCTGGCTGGAAGTCTAAGGTTTGCAGCGGCATGAGGCATTACGCGATCCGAATGATCGCGCCGGTCGCCGTGGGACTGGGGAAGACCACTGTGAAATCACCTGCGGTGCTGGTTTTGTCACCGCCAAAATCGATGATCGCACAAGCCTTGTCTGATTGGGTGTCGTTATAGATCATTGCCCCACGCGCCGTGATGGTTGCCGTGGAGAAAGTCAGGTCTGAAAAATCGCACACCGCTGTGGTTCCGCTAGTCGTTGGAGTGACTGAGGTCAGATTAGAACCACCGGACGTATAGTTTGTGCCGGAGGCTTGACCCGTCGTCGTAAAAGCTGTGGTTGAAGCGCCCAAGGTGGCACTAGAGGTGTACAGGGCAAGCTTGAACGTGTTGCCACTTGTCGCCGTAAAGTTGTGGGTGCCAACAAGAATCTCTTGTTTGAAGCTAGTGGGGATCGCGGACGTGATGGCCATATCAAAGCTCCTTGATAATTTTTGCCATATCCTCGTGGCCTTGGGCGGCAAGTAAGCCTCGTATCGTCACCCGGTCAGAGGCGATGGCGCTCTTCATGCCCAACAGTATAAGGGTATACACCTGGTTTCGGAAAGCCTCAGCTTGCATCCTAATATGCGGCTCAGCCTCTGCGCTTATACCTAGAATCTTGTTAGTTGTTTGCTCGGCCCAAAACTCAGCGTCGTGCCCTCGATTGTCTGTCGTCGACACCATTACCTGCCCGAGCTGTATTTCACCTCTCGACATAATTATCCCTTGTATGGCTCCGGTGATCGCAGAGGCTCTGTGGTTTCAAGACCATGCTTTTTGACCATGGCTGCAAGCTCAGAGCGATCGCAAACCACCCACTCACCTTCTGGGTTCGGCATGGCAACCTTTGGATTTGGTAGACGGTGATAACCATACAACCGTTCTTCTAACTCGACGTTCTGGTCGAGCAGAGAGCTGCGTGGACTCACCCCGACTGTGATCCCCATGGAAATGAGCTTGCACAACCAAAACTCGACGCAAGCCCTACCGGCCTCCGCAAAGTGCAGGTTTTGCCGATAAGAAAAATCCATGCCGAAAAGGTCTACATGCCCGACTCGATGGTATGCCGCAAAGGCGAGGGAGTAAGCTACGGTTGTGTTCATATAAGCACACCGCTGATCCTTGATGACGTCCTCAAGAGGGTATTCGACCAGGCTAGGCACGCGCTCGTCGAGCTGGCAAGTGTAGATTGGTTTTGTGTAGGTGGGCAGAAGCCGACGCATCACATCCGTTTGATTCCCGGCGTCATCGGTATCCAGAAACCGACTGGCCGGATCCATCATAAAAACCCGATCGCATTCGAAGACAGCCAGGGCGGAGTTGATTGTCCAAACCTCATCCCACGTTTTGCTGTTTTCGACCCCGATGACGTAATCGATTTGAGACGCGCCCAAGCCGAGTATTGCTACGTTTTTGTCTCGTAATTCTGCAATCTTCCCCATTAAGTCACACCTGATCGTAGTAAGTCATATCTGAACTCGTCTCTTGAGGCGCGGCCTTCGCTCACATTCTTCATGCGTGCGACGCCCTCCTTGAAACGAGCCTCGAAGTTGGCAACTACATCAGGGGCTTCCTTGAGAAAAACAGCGGCCTCGACCAGGGTGCCATAAAGCAACGGGTCGGGGTGATCTGTCGAGAGCACAGTCGAACCTGAGTCACTGCCCGCCGTCAGCGATGCTGGCTTGTGCAGGTAATGCAGTTCAACCGTGAAGTTAGCGTTCGGTACTGGAGAAAGCTCAAAAGCCGCGTCATCAAAAAGCGAGTAATACTTTGGTGTACCAGTCGTTGTTGATGTGGGGCTGTATTCCTTCAGAAACGAAGGGTGCTTGAAATCCAGGTATATGTATTTGCTGCTGCTGTTGATAAGCGCGAGTGAAAACGGCGCAAAGAAATCAGAGGGGGTGGCGAGAAACCGGTTGCCCGATGTCGCCGTACCCGTCACGTTTTTGCGTTGCTCAGGCAGCTGCACGAGCTTGAAGATCCTGCTCTCTGCCTCTTTGATGAACGTGTTGAGATTGTTATTGAAAGTCGTTTCATTGACTTGTAAGTAATCCTGCACGGTTGATTTCAATGTCGCTAATGTGAAGCTCATGACGTAGTTACCTCTACCGCCCCAACACTAGCAGTAAGTGCAAATGTTTGCAAAAGTGTACCAAGCTTTCCATCTCCCACGTTTGTGTAAACGGTAAAAACGGTGGAGTCATTGCCGTCGGCCGCTTGATCAGGGCGGGTAATCTGTAACGCCTGGGGATCAATTGGAGAGGGCTTCGGCATGAGCTGCGGGTGCTTTGGGCTCCACTGATCGGGGCCGACGAGCAAACCATTCCAGGTCATTTTCATATCTTTGAGCCGATAGCGAAAACCCGTGATGTCACAGATTCCGTAGGCTTTTCTGTTGGAAGCGTAACCCATTATGCGATGTTATATCCTCGAAGATCAGGAGCAACCCGAAACGACGCCCGATCCTCGTCTTGACTTAGGGCGCGTTGAAATTCTTCCTCATACAGTTGCTTTAACATCCCAACTTTTTCTGGTGCTCGTTTCAGCGCGAGATAGTAAGCCAGTCCCGCTGCTAAGCATGGGAAAAATCGGAATGGTATCTCCATCGTGTTTGCACCGACATCCGCATCATCAATTCGAGTCAACACGTTCAGATACAATTCGTATTTACTGTTCTGATCGGGCGACGGCCAAATTTTTACAAGCGGACTAATCTGTTTGTCGATGAGGTATTGGTTTGGCTTGCCAGTCGTGCTTTTGGTAGAGATGTTCGCATACTGAGACCGCGACATCCGAGTCATCGGTACATCGGTCGAGACACCACCTAGCGTCTCTCGTATGAACACGTCAAGCACATCGATAGTCGCAGTCGGATTGGTCGAGTCGATCGTGTAAGAGGTTGTGTCTTTGACTAGGGTCAACACTTTCTGAGTGATTGTCCATTGATTGAGGCCCCGGTTTGCCCACTCTGCCAGCATCAAGTTCAAAGAACGAGTTGCGGTTTTCAAGTCGTAACCGGTGCGCAGCTCTAAGCCGCACCGCTCGAACGCCTCTTCGACGTAATCCGCAACGTCTAGCTCAAAATTTTTACTTCCGCTTGCCGCCACGCTTCGTCTCCGCGTAAAGATTATCGAACACTTGGTTCACGTCCAGAGTGTAATCCAAATCAGACTTTGAGTAATGGATGTGTTGCGACGGGCGAAAATCAGGGGCGCCCTCGCCGGTTTCGAACCAGGCGGGGTGAGTCACCCTAACTCTATTATTTGGTAGAGCTACGATATTCCCAGTCCACTCACCAGCATCCAGTAACTCCATCACATGACTCTGCTTATGTTGTGCAGGATCATCAGCAATCTCGTTGTTTGTATAGTCCACTGTGAACATATACTTCGCGGGGTACATCTCGCCGTCGATCTTGGCTAACCAAGGACAAGGAGTGCAGCGATCCAAGACATAGACGGCATGATCCCGAGATGAGCAATCCCAGGGTTGAGCCGCCCAAACCGGCATCGGCTCTGGCCACTCCTCCAGGGGCGTGTCACCGACTAAGCTTGTTATGGGCATACGAGCCCACATCGCACCGCCATGCACGTTTGGATCTTCGTCATCGTCGTAAGTTTCAGCGCCTGTGAAAATGACCTGGAAGCTCAAACAACGGGTCGGCATCGTCGTGACCGCAATCGCCATCGCGTGAATAAACTCGCCATGATACTTCTCATGGTTGTGCGTATATTCCTTACGAACCCAACATTTGAAGTAAGGGACGTTGCTTTGCAGATACGCCATTATCTGCGGCCATACAATCCGCTATTTTTATTCGAAGGCTTTTTCATACCGCCAGCTGCACCGCCTTTGGCGTAACCCTTGGTGGTCATCTTCCCGCCCTTGGCCATGCCCTTGGCTTTCATCTTGCCGCCCATGGCCATACCTTTGGCTTTCATCTTGCCCCCGGCTTTCATGCCCTTGGCTTTCATTTTGCCGCCAGCCATCATGCCTTTCGCTTTCATCTTGCCTCCGGCCTTCATGCCTTTGGCCTTCATCTTCCCGCCAGCCATCATGCCTTTGGCATTCATTCTTTTCTTTTTCATAGCTCCTCCGCTTTGCATTTTATCGAGAGGATCGACACGCAAACCCAAGCTTGCAAGCTCCTTCTCACTCAACGCTGCTCCAGATTCCTTGCCGAGCATCCTTCGAACCGCCTCGCCCATTTCTTTTTTGGTGAGCATCGCGCCGGTTTCCTTCTCGAGAACCTCTGAAGCTTTCCGCATAGTGCGACGGCCACGATCCTTGAAATCTTTGACGGCCTTTTTGGTCTCCGATCTTTTCATCCTCAACTCCTCGGTACTCGTGTCATCTTTTGTTTCTCGGGCATGATAGCACCACACCCTCGCGCTTGAATCATTACTGCGCCACCATTGGCAAGGAAAGTTTTCACGTTGGTTGGCTTGCCACCCACCCCTTGCTTCTTGGATCGCTTGCGAGCCACTGCCGATTTGATCTCGCCTTTCGTCATCTGTTTTGCAGTCGATCTCGGCACACATTTTGGGTATTTGCGTTTCGACCCCTTGGTTTTAGCTCTGCCGCAAGACTGAAACTTGCCATCTTTTTTCGGGGCGCCAATGTCTACCCAGTCGCCGCCCTTGCCCTTGCCAAACCATTTTTTCAGACCACCCTGGGGCTTAGCCACGAGGCACCCTCGTCATCTTTTGTTTCTCAGGCATGATCGCGCCACAGCCCCGGCTTTGAACCATCACAGTCCCGCCGTTGCGCATACCTTTTGCTTGTTTGGCCATACTCTTCGCGATCGCTGTCCCGCGCTTGCGCTCGTAGTTACTTAGCTTGCCGTCACGATCGAGATCGCTTTTCTGCGGATCTAATGTGACCTCACCACCGTTCGCACCTTTGTATTTGCCACCCATGCGCTTGTACTCTTGCACAAGGTATCCCGACGCATACGCGCTGGGAAAAACATCAAACTTGCGTTTTGCTTTGGCTTTTGCTTTTCGGTACAAGGCCGGATTTGCCACGTTCTTGGGCACATTGTCTTTAGCCATTACAGTCCTATCCCTCTTACGTTGATGCCTCGCATAATATCCTGCGTGTCTGGTATGAACTGACCAACTCGGCCAGTCATCTGATTGCTTCG